ACAGTACCAGACTTGGTGAGGAGGTCAGGCTTGGATTGACAGAGGGATTATCTCAGGGGTTAAAAGGGAATGCATTAAAAGAAAGGATCGCTACCAAGATATCACTCACGCCTAGAAGGGTTGAAAGTGTTGTTGCAACTGCATTATCTACTTACAACCGTAGCATTCTAATGGTCATGGCCGATGATCTACCCAGAGATGAATTATGGTATTATCACGGACCATTGGATGAGAAGACAAGACCTATATGTAGGGTAATGTTAAGTGAAGGAGGATTAACTCAAGATCAGGTAGAGTCAAACTTCCCTGGTGCTTTGGTAGATGGTGGTGGATTCAATTGTAGACATAGATGGATGCCACAAAGGTCAGACCCAAGGATGTCCTCAAAGGCAAGTTCTCAGATAGCAGAGAACCCAAAGAAGTTCAAGAAAGCAAAGACCTTATTGGAGTATAGTCGTGAGCGATAATAATTTCCCTTCAGGAATAGTTAGAGAACGTGGTTCTGGTATTGGAGGATTTAGATCTACCAATATTTATGGGTCCGCAAAAGGTTTCAAACTACCAAAATTAGAAGAGATCATAAGATTTAGTAACGGTTTTCTAAATAGTGTGACGATGAAGGCAAGACTCAAACATTTGGATATCATAAAGCATAAGATGAGAAGTCCTGATGGTAGGAGATTTGAAAAACTAACACCTAAATATGCTGCTGAAAAGCAAAAGAAATATGGCAATAAGGATCCTAATCTTTTTGCATCAGGTCTAATGTTCAAACAGATAATCCCGAAGAAGCCAAAAAGAGCAAGATGGAATAGTGATGTGCAATTATCCTATGGAGTAAAGGATGGTGCAAGGCATCCCAGGAACAAAGGGGACCAGATAAGTACAGCAGATCTTTTGACATTCCACGCGGAAGCTGTCCCACCCAATAAATTCAGACCGATATCAGGTAGAGTTGGCACACAAAAGGTCATACATAATGAGACCAGAGACATTGTTGTTAAAGACCTTGTAAACCAAATCAATAAGAATATAGAGAGGGCATTACGTCCTTACTCAACAAAAATAGACCTATAAAGGAGGACAGCATGTCCGAAGAAACAACCGTAGCAACGGAAGCACCGCAGATCGCGGAAGGAACTCGATCGCCTGTAGAACCCAAAGTATCGACAGAGGTGGCTCCTGAAAGCCAAGACCAAGACATAGATTTGCCCGACTATGGTGCATTGGTGCAAGAAAGCAAAAAGTATCGTGCTAGGGCTCAACAAAGTGAGTCTGAACTTGCTAAGTTACAAAAGCAAATTGATGCCGACCGTCAGAAGCAGATGGAAGAACAAAATGAATGGCAGCAATTAGCAGAGGAGAGAGCTTTAAAGATCTCTGAACTTGAACCCATAGTGGAACAGGCTCAACGTAATGAAGCACAAATAAGAGATCAGATCCTTGCTGATTTTAGTGAAGAGGACAAGGAGACCTTTGGTGACTTGCCGTTATCAAAACTTCGAGCCTTACATAGTAAATTAAATCCAAATAACCCTCGCCTTGCGATCGCCAATAATCCTGCTGTTCCAGCGAATGAAGTTCCTGAAGATTGGACAAAGATGGACAGGAAGGATAGAGTGAAACATTGGGATAAGATCGTGGCATCGTACAGGCGTACACCTTCTTAAAGGAGAATAACAAATGGCTTACACCGCCTTTAGTGGTGATACTACCAGAGGAACACAGCTGGATGTCTTTATTCCAGAACTGTGGGCTGATGGCGTTTATCGCTACTTTGAAAAACAACTGGTCCTAAAACCATTCTTTGACGATTACTCAAGTTTGGTCAAAGGAGCTGGTGACACCCTGCACATACCCACAATTCAAGAAGTGTCTACTGCTGACAAAACAGTGAACACTGGTGTGGCTTATAGTGTGGCAACTGAAACCGATATCGATCTTGCAATTGATCAACACAAATACGCCGCAAAGTTGTTTGAGGACCTTGCAATGATTCAATCCAACGAGCAACTTTTCGATAAGTACGCTCAGTCAATGGCCTATGGACTTGCCAAGGCTGTCGATACAAAAGTGGAAGCTCTTTTGCAAACACTTGGAACAACTCAAACATTGGCAGCGGACAATACCATGTCCAACGCAGATGTTGAGACCGCTCTTGGAACCTTGATGAGTAACGACATCCCAGCAGATGAATGTGCATTCTTCGTGAATCCATTGATCTACGCTGATCTGTTGAACTCTAAAGCATTTGTCACCAATAATTCTGGTGCTGGTGTTGGTTTTGGTAACGACAATGCAGTCATGCAAACTGGTGAAGTCGGAAGATTATTTGGCATCCCAGTGATGACATCTAGTTTGATCCCGACTACAACTTCAACTGGAATTGAAGCAGCATACCTGGTCCACAAGTCAGCGATAGCTGTAGCAGTTCAACAAGATATTCGAGTTCAGTCAGAATACTCAGTTGACTATTTGGGAACCAAGGTCGTAGCTGACATCATTTATGGTGCAGTTATTACTACAAGTAACCATGTCAAAGGAATCGAATTCCTTAATCCGTAAACCTTGTTAAAATATCTATCCTGGGCGGTGTTGTCATCGTCCAGGGTATTTATAGGAGATATTATGATAGTATTAAGAAAAGGAAACCATTACGAGCATACTGAATCACGAGAAGTGGCTCAAGCGAAGGTCAATGATGGTTTTGAACTGGTAAAGAATTCATATGGCGGTCCAAAGATCGTCAAAGAAGAAGTAAAGAAGGCAACACCAAAGAAAAAGTTATTTAAAAAGAAATAATACTTTTTAAGGGCTCGTTCATGGTTGTGCCACAACCTTAGAGATTAGGAGAATCAATGGCAACATCAAATCTACATAGATACACCGAACAAGAAGCATCCAACCGATTAGGTGGCGGTGGTTACGATTACGTCACAAACGCCACAGTTAATTCACACACATATGTCGCAATTCAAGCATTATCAGTTGATTGTGTGGTCACAGCGGCCACTTCAGTTGATACAGATATTTGGGATACACTTTCATCGGTCACACTATTGGCTGGCCAGACCATTTATGGTGAGTGGTCCTCAGTACAAATAGCCAGTGGTGACTTTGCAATAGTTTACAGGAAGTCGAGTTAATCATGGCAAATTTACATAAACGATCAGTACAGGAAGCACTTAACGTAACAGTAGGCGGTGGATGGAGTGTTAACTCTGCTGGAACGGCTGGTTCAAGTGCAAATGTTAATAATTCAATTCACCTGGCATTGGCAACTATGACATCAACGCTTGGGGTTCACAGTGCGGTAGAGATATACTTTAATTTCGCAACATCCGCTACAGATGTGAATGCATCCAATGATATGGTCATTCCAAAGAATACGATGATCTATCTGACCGTACCTCGTGGCCTTGGTAATACGGTATACTTCAATTACAACTCAACTAGCACCACGACTGGTGCAGTAAGAACGGTGGAGGTCTAGAATGTTTAGTCCAATGGGGCAAACCAACCCCGAAGACTTCGGTAATGGCGGTACTCTTGACGGTGATGTCACGATCACAGGAGACTTGACCGTTTCAGGTGGAATTGGACTCTCACTTTCAGAGGTAATTCAAGGCACATCAACAATAGATGTAACCAGTGCAACAGCACTTGTTGTTAGGAGAGATAGTTCTGGCGGTGACATATTCATAGTCGATACAACCAATAGAGATGTAACAGTTTCAGATACATTAATTCTTAATCCGACAATTTCAAGCGGCTCAGAAACAACTTTAGCATTTCAAAGAAGTGGCACAAATAAATGGAGATTTATACAACCTTCTGATGATAGTTATCTAAAACTATATAATGACCAAGCAACTGCTACCCAGATGTACTTTAAATCAGATAATACGATTGGAATTGCTACGGATTCTCCAGATGGCACTCTTCATGTCCATACTGCTACTGCTGGAAGTGTTTCTGCTCATGGAGATGCAGATGATTTAGTGGTAGAAAATAGCGCAAGTGGTGGCATTAGTATATTAACCCCAGATTCAGGCTATGGTGCTTTATTTTTTGGTTCTCCAAGCGATAGTATAGGAGCACAAGTATCTTATCAGCAATCATCTACATCTATGCTTATTGGAACAAGGCTTTCTGGTGGAATATTAAAATTAAGAACCGCAGATGGTACAAATGCACTTACTATAGACTCAAGCCAAAATGTTTTAATAGGTCATACAGCAAGCGTTGCTCAAGAAATAGATGGTGGTGGTCATACTCCAAACCTGCAAATAAATCAAGAAGGCAATGGTGGTTTATCAATTACCCAATGGAATACAAGTAATGCTCGCACATCATCTCCAAAATTCTGGTTCGCTAAAAATGCTGGTGGAACAGTAGGAACTCATTCATTAGTAGCCGCTGGTGAGGTTCTTGGAACAATGTTCTTTAGTGGGTCTGATGGTAATGATTTTGTAAATGCGGCATCAATACACGCCATAGCAGATAGTAGCACTGGTTCTAATGATATGCCGGGTGCTTTAATATTCTCAACAACACCAGATGGTGATGACGATGTTGATGAAAGGATGAGAATTACATCCGCTGGGCTGGTCGGGCTTAACAAATCAGCACCAACTTCACCATTGCATATTTACGCAGACGACAATACAAAGTATCAAATGGTTATTGAGCAAGATAGTGCATCTACAGGCGATGCCGCATTAAAGTTTGATTTAACAGGATCTCGTTCTTGGTTAATAGGCGCAGACAATTCAAGTGGTGATTCGTTTAAAATTTGTGCTGATGCAAACGACTTAACTGATTCTACTGCAATAACTATAGATACAAATTTAAATGTCGGGATTGGTGCATCGCCTGTAGCAATGCACGCAGATTATAGTTTATTACAAGTTGGTTCTACAGGTACTATATTTTCACAAACAGCATCTGCCGCAGGTAAATCTATGTTTATCGGTCAGAATGTTTTTAGACATACTGATGGAACTTGGGATACTATAGTAGAGGATGAACAAACATTGTATGAGCAAAACGCTGGAGTTCATTGGTTTTATTCAGGAGCGTCTCACGCAAGTGCATCTAGTTTAGCAACCATTATGAAAATAGATATAAACT